GGGGCTCAGTAATGCGGTACGGTGCATCACCTGCTGCAACGGATGTCGTAAAGAAGCCCTACAATGTGTCTTAAGTGTGGAAATTGCAGCGCCGAACATGACATACTAGAAGACGACGACACCGTCGATATTTGGGATAGGAAGTAGCATGGAACCGAAAGACTCACAGTTTATCGAGAACCTCAACACAGCGGCTGAAGCACGTGAACAGCTAAACGCATCAGGCCGTGTAGCCATGCGCATGTCAGTAGAACGTCCAAGAGGGTCTAAGGGACCAACCCCTAATGATATCTCTAAAAAGTGGAACCGTTACGAAGAAGAGAACGCCCGCGAGATGGGCACCCGCGCAATGATGGATGTTCCTATGTCCGACCTGAAGAAGCGTCAAGAGCGAATGGGCTGGGATGTAGAAGTCAGCGGAGACGCACTTGCCCGCGCAAAGCGTGGCGATGCACCTAAACTACACAGGAGTGTATAGTGGACCCGAAAAACCCGCAGTTCCCCAAACTAGCTCCCGGTGATAAGCCGTCCGATGCTCTTAAGTCCAACATTCGTGGAAAGATTACTGAGTCTACCGGTATTATGCAATATACCTTGCCTAAGGATAGCCCTTACCGCGAGCACGAATATTCTGGCGGGTTTTTTGCTAAGCAGGGCCCACTACAGCCAGGCAAAGACTTTAGGAATCGTTCTTACGTTATGGGCAACACTGGCTACCAGCCAGCAGAGCCATCGCGCGATTACCTAGATTATCAGCTCTATAACTAAGGAAGATTATGTCTAGAAACGAAGAGTTTGAAAACGGACGCATGAGCAACGAAGAGCGTGCTGCTATGGGCGCTGAGCGTTTTAAGGAGGCTCTAATAAGGTACCGTAATTTTGCATCTAAAAAAGCCGCCATGCTCGACGACCACGACCACGACTACAGCGACAGCAAGAACAACGACACCTGTTCAACCTGCGGCTCTAAGAACCCTAACGACTCTTATGACAAAGGCAAGGACTAATGGCTGAAAAGAAAAAAGCATTTAAGCCGAAGACTAAGCAGGGCGTAACCAAAGACGGCAAGAAGGTCTACGGACCTTTCAAGGGCTCTGCCAAAAATGGCGGACGCCCAATCATGTCTGTTGTAAACAAAGACGGTTCGCGCACTACTATTGACGCCGCTAAGTACAAGTACGAAAAGACTCACGGTAAAGTGCCAAAGGGCAAGGATGTTGACCACAAGGACAACAACCACAACAATGACAACCCTAAGAACCTTCGTGTTCTAGACCACGGCAAGAACACCGCTAAAGAGAACAAGCGCCGTGTCGGCAAGAAAGAAAACGACAAGTAATGAAGCCGAATAAGTCACAGTTTGATGAAGCTCCCGAGTGGTGGGCTACACCTATGACTTCTGACGATATGGCATCAATAACTGGGCCAGAAGATGTGGGCGCTGGGCCTGATAAAGACTCTCCAGAAGCCAGCGATTGGCTGGATAAGGCAACAAAGGACTCTAAACCTCCTTTTTAAGTAATTTAGGTTTATGCCAAATTATTTCTTCTCTATCGAGATACTAGTATTAAGCGTCTTGCGCGGGCGCTACTTAACTGTTCTCTAGAGAAAGAAAAGACATGTCAGTAGATTCAAGCGGCAACCAGGCCGTTGATTTTGTATGGGGTAACGTCCCTATGCAGCCGAACGATGACCGTGCGGCAACCATTTCAAACATCGGTGGTAGCACCGGTGACTATGGGTGGGCAGCAACTACTCAGGTAGCTAGCGTCCGTCTAGACCCGGCTCTTGACAACCACGCCAACGTAGAGGCCGGATGGTCAGGATACCCAAGCTTCGTAGCTGCAGAAGGTAACTACCTTGTTACTGGCGCTTCAGGCAACGGCACCACTGTTACCTACCAGTCACAGAACTTCTTGGCTCCAGGTACCACTGTAAACATCACTGGTCTAACCGCCTCTGCTTACAACCTATCTGGCGTTACTGTTGCTACTTCTAAGTTTGGTAACTTCACCGTAACCAACTCAGCTAACGCAGGTGAAATCACCGGTCAGCGCGGTAAGGTAGAGAGCACCACCGCTCTTAGCGCAGCTGATGGCGTTGGTCTAGGTAACATTATCGTTCCTAACGTTCTTGGTGCAACCACTGCTGTTGCTCTTGACTTGCTAAAGGACGCAGGTTATGAGACCGCTAACATCACCACCGCAACCGCTGCAACTAACGCTGCTAAGACCGTTACTGCTGCTACCCGTACCTCTGGCTCAACCACGCTAGTATTCACCGCCTCAGGCGCTGGTGCTGCGTATGGAGTCGGTACCAAGGTGACTGTATCTGCATTTACCGGCGACGACGCTGTTCTAAACGGCACCTACACCGTAATTGCAAACGCAACCAACACCTTCAGCGTAACCACTACTGCAACTACTGCTGTGGCTCTAACCGCACAGACCGCTTCGGTTGTAGGTGTTGCTGGAACTATCAAGACCCAGTCAACTGCCGCAAACGCAGCTGGTGTTGCAACTACTGCAACTATCACCATCACCCCTTGGGCTGCTGCAAGCTAGTAGCTCAAATAGAACAGCCCCGGTCAATTGGCCGGGGCTTTTCTTTTATCAGGTTTATTTAGTTAAAAGCTAATAAAATCTAACCATGAGTGAAAACATTGAAGGCGCAGCAGCTCGCCGTGTAGCCAGCGGCTCGGGTAAAAGTTCTGGCGCAATCGCAGGTATTGCGGGTTATCTACTTGGTCGCGGCAGGGGCAGGGGTAAGGGCAAGGGCAAGGGCTCTAGTAAATCTGCTGAGGACTTCCACAACGAAGAGATAGCTAAGCGCTATGATTTTGAAAGAAACCTTCAACAGACCAGACTAGACGAGTCTGTTAGAAACGCTGACTTTACTAGAAGCGAAACTGCTGCTAACAACAGACTAAGACGAGAGGGCGCTAGAGTCCAGTCTTATCTTCAGCACGCAAACGACAACAAGGGCACCGGAAGAAGAATAGCCAGTGTCGGCTCTACTGGTGGAGATGCGTTTAACATCTCCTTTGGAGATGCACGGCCACCTGCGCCACGCTCGGCAAAGCCTGCCAGTGCCCCTAAGGCCCCTAGCCGTCAGTTTGCTCCAAAACCACCGGCTGGCTCAAAGGGCGCTGGACACATGGAATTTCCAGCTTCGTAAACATGCTTGAGCGCAAAGTAGACATTAGACACAAGGGTCCGCTAGCTAAGCGCACCGGTGTTGTCACTGCGCTAGATAACCAGACTCAAACCGCACCGGCAGGTCGCGGAAGAGAGTTTAGGGATGCCCTAACTAGAGCGGTGGGCGCAGTCCCTGGCGTACCGTTTTCTGGAAAGGAATGGAACTGGTGGCTTCGTTAAACAAGGACTTTCGTAAGGCCATCGCTAAGCCCGTCATTATCAAGGACTCTCGCTTTGGTATTAGAAAGCTTTACCTAAACCCAAACGAGAAGCCGTCCATCTTTGTTTACAACAATCCCGGCCGTAACTGGTGGGGAACGAGATAACATTTATTTTAGTTATTAATCGGCTATCCTAATTAGGTACTCGAAAGGAACCGTATGCCTACTTACACCCCAAAAAGACTATCAGGTCCAACCTCACTGACCACTTCGCCAGTATCTTCCTACACCGTTGGCACAGGTAAGACCGCTGTTCTAAAGCAGATTCTGTTCAACAACACCAGCACCAGCAGCGTAACTGTTCAGGCTTACGTTGTGCCTGTAGGCGGCTCAGCATCAACTGCAACAGCAATTGTTACTGACCTTGCTCTAGGTCCTAAGTCACAGGTTATCTGGAGCGCAGACATCCCCATGAGTGCAGGAGAGCAGCTATTTTTGTCTGCGGGCACCGGCTCAGTAATAACCTGCATTTCAAGCGGAATCGAGATTAGCTAATGCCACGCTCAGGTGATATTCAAGTTTATGGCCCTACCATCCTACCCAACAATGATGATGGTCAGCGCAACATTTTTGTCTCTACTGCAGACCCAACATCGGGTCAAGGCCAAGACGGAGATGTCTGGATTAAATACGCGTAGTAGGTAGACATGCCTGACGTATATAGAAATAAAGTTTATGACCTGGGCGCGTGGCGTAACGTTGTTGCTCAGTACGTAAAAGTAAACGGCTCGTGGGTAGCCGTTACTGCTATGTATACCAAGGTTAACGGAGTTTGGAAGACCTCATATCCATTCCCACTTTCGTCTGACACCACTCTTACCTCGCTTACCGTAAATGGTTCAAGTGTTTTATCTACCCTAGCATTTGCTGCGCCCGAAGGGACTACTTCAGTTACTGTAGCGGCTACCGCTACTAATCCCGCAGCTACAATTACCGGAGTTGGTGCTAGGTCAGTTAGCCTTGCAGGTAACCCAAATAACCTAAACGTAGTTGTTACGGCAGAAGACGGCGTAACTACTACGACTTACACAATCGTAGTAACTGTAGCGCCCCCTTCTAGTGTCACTATATACTGGGCATATTGCAGCTCAGGAGGATATCAGCCAACACAAACCGGTAATGCAACTATTACTGGTACTAGCGACCCTATTGTTGCTTGCAACAATAAGAAGGCTGAACTAGGAAATCCACCTAACTGGGTCTGCCAGGGCACCTCTGCTCCAGCCGCTCCATCCTGTACACCTGTTCCCCCCTCTCCATGCTGCACAGCAAGCTACTCCACCTTTGATGGTAGAATAGGAAACACTTGTTACTACACCACATACTATACTGACCCGTGTGCTGGAACTACCTGTTCTCCGCAGACCACAACCATAGTAATACCCTCTAGCGGCAGTTGCCCAGAGCCATAAGGATAAAATGAGAGCCATTCTTAAAGTTAAAGTTGGTGAGGAACTAGCGGGTGGAATCTCAGTACCTAATCTAGAGACATCACCTTGGCTAGCTATCTCGTCCGCAAACCCGCTGTTTATTGTAGATGTAACATCTTTGCCATTTGTTCCAGCAGATGGAAGCGCATGGGACGGAGAACGCTTCGATACTCCATCGACTCGGGAACCACTAGCTGGCTACATTAGCTTGGCTTTTATCGTAGACGGTAAGTGCGCACACGTAATGCCGCTAAGTCCGGAATTTAATCCAGCATTGATTGCGGCATTCAGAAGCGGCGCTACATTTGAAGTTGTGTTAGACCCACCCGCGGACTTTACTTATGACACAGATTAGCGATTGGGAAAAGTTTAAGCAGGACTCCCAAGGGTACTCGGAAGAAATTGCCAGGTCTGTTAGGCCGTGGGATTTTTTTAATCCTAACACCGAGTATGTAGACAAAGAAGAGGCCGCTAAGCGGCTAGACATTTGTAGGAGCTGTCCCTTTTTAATTAAAGCAACTGTCCAGTGCAAGAAGTGCGGCTGCTTTATGAAAGCTAAGACAAAACTAAAACAAGCGGTGTGTCCAGAAGGACACTGGTAGTTAGTCATTACAACCGGCTAAATTTCTGTAACACTGTTATGGACGTTTAGTTTTTGGAGTTGTAATGACTATTGCTGAGCTAGCCACTACGCTTGCTGGATTTACTGTTTTCTTAACATTTATTGCTGCGATTATATCGTGGGTATTTAAGCGTTATATGAACAGCGTTCTATCTCAGATAACCAAGGAATATCTCTCAGAGTTGAAGCCAAACTCGGGCTCTTCTATGAGAGATGAGGTAAAGGCCATACGCCTAGACATCACTGACCTTAAAATTGACTTGGCAAGCCTAGAGGGAAAGTTTGACCAGCACATTAAAGAAACATCTTTTTGATAAAATAGTTGAGCCACTAATTTAAGGAGAAAATATGAAATGCGATAACTGCGAAGCACCGGCCTCCTACAAACACGACCCGAAGATTGCTAACGTGGCGTACTTTTGCGCCCCACATCTTCCTGTTAATTTGCGTAGCTCGGCAGATAACTACCTAATTGTAGAGTCTGCGCCTGCTCCTAAGAAGAAGTCATCACCAGCACCGGTGGCAGAAGAGACTGCGTCAGACGAATAATGAAAATTATTCGCGTGCAGGCAGTGCAGGCACACGCGGTACCAAAAACCGCTCATGCCCCACGTGGGCCATTTCCGCCCGAACTACAGGGCTTCAATCCAAAAGCCGGCGAGCTTGACATAAACGGCGCAAACCTATCTGCACTTGACGAGTATGAGGACGACGCCCATCCAGCGGCGCAGCCGGAGATTATCACCGACTACGACCCTGAGCAAAACGAAGACGGCTGGGGATTTGAGCCCGGAGCCACGGCACAAAATAATTTTAGACCAGAGCGAAGATACCGCTGCCGTCATTGCCGTACACTAGTCTTAGAAAACCAACTTGACTACCACGAATGTGATGAATAATGGCCAGAGATACTCGCGGAATAGACACCGACTACTTTGGTGGAAAGCGTAGTTATGTAACTCAGCCTGGCCGGCCAGTTATGCCGTCTGTCTCAGACATCATGGAGTCTGTAAAATCTAATAACACTATTTTAGATGACTTGATGTCTCCAACTGCCGCGGAAGACAAAGACTTTGAGATGGACACTAGGATGCAGACGACCACGTCCAGCAATCCGGCTAAACCCAGAACTCTTCAAGCAGGCTATGACTACGCCAGCGGAACCATGACCGTGGTATTTAGAGACGGAACTTGGTGGGAGTATAAAGGCGTACCGCCTGAGCTGTGGGACGGGTTTAAGTCTGCTGAGTCCAAGGGCAAGTACTTACGTTCATCCGGCCTAGACGGCTGGAGCAATATGGGGCCGGCAGACGTTACTAAAATGCCACTACACAGACGTGTTAAAATGAATGGCTTGACTCAATTGGCTGAGCGCCTGTATGGTAGTGGTGAGGCTGACTGGGCAAACCCTGCCGCTTTCCGAAATAAATAACGAGGACACATGAAATCATTCGGACCACTATACGTAGACACTATAAAACTTAAGCACCCCGTGCGCCCACTATTTGAGTGGGGCTGGTCTCAAGAGACTGAAGAGCCGTACCGAGAAAGCAAGGTATGCGCTGTCTTTTGGATTCCTTTTATCCCACGCGGCTACGCTATTGGTCTCTGGGGAAAGCCAGTCCGGGAAGACGAGGCTATGAAGCGAGTTACCCGCTTCGGTCGCAGAGACCCTAACGAAATGTCTGTTGAACAGATTAGAGCCTTTACTCAAATTGACCGGGAAGAGGGCTGGTAATGTTCTCTTTTAAAAAGAAAAAAGACTGGAATAAGCCCTTCTCTGAGAAGATTGCCCGCCGAGTATCTAAAATACCTACCGGTGAGCTTTCTGTTTGGGCAGACCAGGCTATCTACGAAGTAGGCAGATTATTAAGTCAGTATGAGCGAAGCCGCTCAGCAGAGACTATGGCCGAGCTCGCTGAAGGCGCGGAAGCTCTTCATGCAGTAGTCCATGAATTAAATAAGAGAATGACAAGCACGCTATAGATTTTAATATTTTTATGTGCTATCATTTTTTAGCCAACCTATTTCTCTCCCGTGTGGCACTTGGTAACCCTGAGTCGTCTCGGCTCAGGGTTATTTAGTTTTAAGGTATTAGATGAGCACAGCAGAAGATTTCTACGAAGAAGACGAAGAGCTAGAGTTAGAAGACCAGCTAGGCCCGGAGTACGAAGAAGAGTACGACGATGGCCTCGACGAGCTGTCGCGCGAGTTTGTAAACAGCCTCATAGATAAAATAATGATTTTTATCAAGGCGCTGGTGGGCCATGATTTGCGAGCTTATCAAAAGCCCCTGGCCAGGCGCATTATTGAGTCTGTAGTAATCAACGAGGGTGAGGAAATTACCGCCCTAGCCTCCCGTCAGTCCGGTAAGTCAGAGACGGTTGCGGACACTGTTGCTGCCCTTATGGTTATTCTTCCACGACTTGCCCGAATGTACCCAGACCTACTTGGCCGGTTTAAAGACGGCTTTAGAGTAGGTCTGTTTGCCCCTGTAGAGGGCCAGGCCGAGACTTTGTTTAGCCGAGTAATTTCCCGACTTACCAGTGAACAAGCCCTGGCTGTGCTTGGAGACCCAGAGATTGATGATGAGGCCAAAAAGGTATCCGGCGTTACTAAGCAAGTTAGGCTAATGAACTCCGGTTCGTCAGTCATGATGATGACCGCCAACCCTCGTGCGAAGATTGAGTCTAAAACCTTTGACCTTATCGTTATTGACGAGTGTCAGGAAGCGGACGACTTTATCGTGGCTAAATCTATCGGCCCTATGCTTGCGTCTACCAACGGTACCATGGTCAAGACCGGAACCCCCACGACGCACAAAAATAATTTTTACAGGGCTATTCAGCTAAATAAACGTCGCCAGACCGGGCGCGGCTCAAGACAGAACCACTTCCAGTGGGACTGGCGTGATGTGTCAAAGGTCAGCCCTGAATACTCTAAGTTCATTAAAAAAGAGATGCTCAGAATTGGGGAGGACTCAGATGAATTCCAAATGTCATACAACTGCAAGTGGCTCCTCGAAAGAGGTATGTTCGTCACGTCTTCAACGATGGATGACCTTGGAGACACCTCTCAAGAAGTGGTTAAGGCGTGGCACAGGACCCCGGTCGTTGTGGGTATTGACCCGGCACGCAAGATGGACTCGACCGTCGTCACGGTTGTCTGGGTGGATTGGGACAGGCCTGATGAATTCGGGTACTTCGACCACCGAATCCTCAACTGGCTCGAAATCCAAGGAGACGACTGGGAAGACCAATACTTCCAAATAGTTAACTTCCTAGAAAACTATGACGTCTTGGCAGTCGGCGTAGATGCCAACGGTGTTGGAGATGCGGTCGCCCAAAGACTAAAGCTGTTGCTACCTAGAGCAGAGGTCCACTCTATTGGCTCTAGCCAGCAGGAACAGTCTAAGAGATGGAAGCACCTAAAAACCCTAATTGAGCGTCGCTTAGTTGGATGGCCTGCACACGCTAAGACCCGCCGATTGAGGAGCTGGAAGCGCTTCTACCAGCAGATGACAGACCTAGAGGTCAAGTTCCAGGGACCTAACTTCCTGGCTCACGCTCCAGAAGAAGCACACGCCCACGACGACTATGCCGACTCCTTGGCTATTGCCTGCTCACTAACCATGGATTTGACCATGCCATCAGTAGAAGTAAGTTCTAGCCCATTTTATAGATAAATTTAGTTTGACCTGCAAATTATTCATTTTCGTAGAAAACTTGTAATGAGGACCTCAACCTTTAACTAGGAGAATAAAATGGCAATTGCCCCAGCACCAAAGTTCCCTGAATCACCAGGGACCACATACGACCGCAAGGTCACCCCAGCAGTACCTGGCCAGCGTGGCCCACTACGCTTCCAGGAGGGTCTCGGCACAGACACCGACATCCCACAAGAGTTCGCAAACGGCGCTATGCAGGGTTACATGCCTGCTCCAGGCCGCCCAAACCGTAACTCACCTGTACACACCAAGCCTGCAGAAGAGACCATGCGCGAGCGTGCTCACGTTGGTTCTGCAGCATGGGTAGAAGCTCCGGACTACCTAGGCGAGTTTTCAACCGGCTCGTTCCAGGACTACGGAACCAACACCTACGAAGAGAAGTTCGTTAGCGGCTCGCACCAGCAGCGCGTTAACCCTGCTCAGGTTCAGGACTAATTTAGTTAACACTTAGCCCCGTCTGCCGTATGTAGGCGGGCGGGGCTAAGTTTATTAAAGGCAGGATAATCATGGCCCTCATTAAGGGTAAAGAAGTAAAAGAAACACCGAGACAGGTCCCTGCCAATCCTCGTCTCTGGAACATGATTACTACACAAGCAAAAACTAAGTTTTCTAAGTACCCCTCTCCAGCTGCGGCTCACTGGGTACACGCTAAGTATCTGCAGCTTGGCGGACGATTCGTAGACTCTGAAAAAGACGTAGACCCTAGATTTAGGGACAAAGCGCAAGAGGCTATGGACAAGAAAGAAGAGAAAGCCCTTAAAAAGGTCAAAAAGCCCGTGGGCAAAAACATCACTAATAACGAGCAATTCAGGCGTTAAATATTATTTTTGCGCTACACTAGTAATTACACGATGCACCTGACCTAAAACCGGAAGCGTTTTAATTTAATGTCGATTGACTTTTCACCCCCCAGTTATAGAGCTGCGTCCTCTGACCTAACTATCTCCATTTCCCCACTGGGACTTGTTGAGCTTGCCGATGAAGAGTTTGAGGTCCACGGCCCTCGTCTAAACCGCTACAGCCTTAACTGGGCTATGTACCTGGGCCACCACACAGGTTTCCGTCGCCAGGCCGGTGAGCCATCTGTTATTTTAAATTATTATCGCGCAATTACAGATTTTATTATTAACTTCACCTTTAGCAAGGGCGTGCAGTTCCGCTCAGCAAAGGCTACCGAAGCTATCGTCCCGTCACTTCTAGAGCGCGTCTGGGAAGTAGACAACAACAAGGCCACTG